CACGGCGGTTAGCCGGACTATCAGGGGGATCAACCGCAGTAGCCGACGCGTTACGGTCTTGCTTGGGGTAGCTGGAATCCGGTACTCGGCTCGCCACTGACACCACTCCTAAGTGGCAGCGGACGCTATACCCCTATCTCACTACGCGCAACATGTTTTAGGTGTATTTACAGTAAATACAGTATTAACGTATTGACAGAGGGATTTCCCCTAGCTACCCCTCGGACACACTAGGGGGTTGGGAGAAGGAACCGCCATCATGGCCGGTAAAAAGCAGGATGAATATGTACCAAAGGTACTGATTACGATGCGTGTCGCCGCCGACCTCGCCGCGACGATGCGCGCCACCGGCCCCGGATGGCAACCGCGCGCCGAAGAAGTCCTCAAGCGCGAATACCTCACGGAGAAGGCTCAGTAGCCGTAGCGCACGCGGACGTTCGCGCGGTCCTCGAACAGGTCCTCCAGCGTGACCTCGGCCAGCGTCTTGGGCGGCTCGGGCTCGGGCATCGGTCGTGGCCGGGTCCACGGACGGCTCATGCAGCCGTAGCGCAAGTCGTCGGGCGCGTGGTCCTCGGCGTCGGTGTTGCAGTCCTCGGGGTTCTTGGCGTCGTGCTGCAACGCGGGGAGCGTCCGGATCAGATTGACGCAAGTATTGAAGATATAGAGCATTGGGATACCAACGCCGTTATTAATATCCGGATCAGCGTCAATACCAGTGAGCCGTTCGCGTACAGCATTCCAGCCAGCCAACCGAGTATTATCGGCGGGACGAAAGAATACCCCGGCTCGCGCCATGGTCTCGGCATGGCTTGGTCCTCCGTCCTGCTTGAACGCAGAGGGATCGAGTACCCGAAATGCGATCCGCTCGGCTTGTGGTGTACGCGCTTTAATGCCCTCGGCTACCCGCGATGCTGGCCAGCGCAGCCCGGTATTCACCATCCCTTGTAATGCACCGTACCATTCCCGGTAACAAATAATAGCTCCCTTTGGGATAACTCTAGGATACGCTATTTCTGTTCGTATCTCCACAGTTCCATCGCTGATAGCATACCAGTGGAATGAAAACGGACTTGCGCTACCCCAATCACCCGCCATGAACCTGAGTAAGTAAGGTGGCAGCGGTACGGGAGCGATGACATGCATTGCTGTACTAAACTCGGGAAAGTAAGCGCCAGTAATGACGTTCCAGTCGCCCTCCAGCCATGCTCGTACCAACTCCGCGCTACCAACCTCCTTGAGCCTAGACACGTACTGCGGGTCAGCGGTCATTAATATCTTGTTGTCGGTCACCTTGGCGGGGATGAACATCCGCGTCGTACCCTCGGGCGTGGTTATCATCTCAAAGCCATTGGGGTTGTGATCAATGAAGTAGTTCTTGACCGCATGGTGTCCGGGACCACCGGGGTTAGCCGTCGCACGTATCCGCATATGCTTGACCCGCTGGTCCGTACTCCGCAAGCACGCCTTGAGCTTGGCGTAACTGCCTAGCGTAGGCCAGTTACCAATTTCATCAAAGCCGATCCAACTGTACTCGTGTCCCTGGTACAGCATGGCGTCGTCATCATTGTCGATATGGCGTAGTTTCAGCGTTGCTCCGCTGGGGAAACTAAACGTCCGGTCCGAGACCTTCCACGTCGCGCCAAGCTGGAAATACATCTCCTTGGCTTGGGATACAATTTCTTCCAGTTCGGGGTAGCTCTTGCGAAACAGGATGCCCTTCCACCCCGGTCCGACCTCGATATCCTGCAAGTAGTCGCCAAGCAGGAAGCTGGTCTTGCCACCGCCGCGCGCCCCGCCGTACAGCAGTTCGGTAACAAACCGTGCTGATACAGCGAGGCTCTGAGGCCCCGGTTGTGGCTCCCATACGCTCATATCACTTTGGCATTAATGCTCACTATACTTATGACTACCGTACTTAACCATACCATCGGCAGCATTCATATCCACTACTACGTATTCCATAAATTTCTTAGCGTATTCCATATACAAGTTTGTAATCATAGTTGGCTTACCAAACGCTTCATCGTCTTTAACCGGACAAATGCAGATAACTATGGCGCACTCCGTATCCAAGTGCGCTTGTATCATATTAAGCACCTTAGTAGCTATATCGAAGTGCAAGCGGTTTACATGCTTATCATCCATGGCTCAATACTCGTGCAAGATGGTCTCGGACACACTGTAAGCCATACCCTCTTGAAGGACCATCAGCGTCTCGATCACCAGCGGGGTCGCCCCTAGCTCGACCGTGACTTGGCTTACGTCGCTGGACGTGGTGCGGGGTGCTCGGCTCTGGCACGGATCATAGATATTAATGACCTTCTGCACCGTGGCGAACGTCACGATCACATCACTCGGCTCGGGCTCCACGTCCTGACTGCCATCGCTGATATCGCACCCGCCGTCCCACAGCACGATCAGAAACGCGCCATCGCTTTTCTGTAACAGGATATGACTGGCAGTCTCAGGCAGCCCGTCGATCTCGTAGTCCAGACCGTTGCTGGTAAAGAACGCGGTGCCCTCTCCGCACACATACATAAGATTACCCAAACTGGTCGCGGCAGGCTTGGGCGTCCCGTTGGTCTCAAATACCCCAAAGTTCTGCTCGACCGCGCCGCTCGCCCCCGACCAACTGTTCAACTCGTACAGGTAGGTGCGGAAAGCACCGTTAGCGAAACCCTCCAGCACTGCGTTGAGTACAATAATCTCCTGCGTGCGCTGAGTTCCCGTACTATAGCCTCCGTTAATGTACCCACCCGATGAACACCCCGTCTCCGTAATGCACACCGGCAAACCGGGAGCATATGCCTTCGCGTAGTCAATTCCAGCTTTAATGTGGTGTTGGATGTTCCCGCCCATCTCAGGATTATAAGCATGGCTGTTACTCATGGTAATACTACTGCCGTAGTTGGGCATCTTGTGGATTTGCTGAACCGACGGCGATACACGGTCGGCATGCGCGATATTGCTGTCCTGCATGGCTTGCTTCAACTGCTCGGCGTCGTTCGGCCCCCAATCGCCGTAGTTCTGGTAAGAGTCCTCGTCGTTCAGCATATAATGCCAGAAGTCGTACTCGTTGCAGCCCTCCATCGCAAACACCGCACCGGGGGACTGTTGCTCGAACGTTTGGGCCAGCGCCACGTCGTTCCAAGCATTGACCTGATTGTTCTCGTTGTACACGTTGCACTCGAACAAGCAGAACTTGCCGCCCGCAGCGGCCACCGCGTTGTACGTGCCAAGCACCCCGCCTCCGGGCGTCCCGGTGCGGATATGCTTGACCCCAATCGCCTTCAACATGTCAATGTACTTACTAGCAGGCTGGCCATCGAAGTGCACCACCACCCCGACCGAATCAAAGAACTGGTAGGCGGACTTAGCTTGTACTTGACCCATACCACTCTCCTAGTCGCTGGTTGATCTTCGCCTTGTACTTGTCGTAGAAGCCCACGGCCCACGAGCCATTAGCGACGAACACGTCCTCAAAGTCCCTGTACAGTATGTTGGCCTGCTCCTGCGTCAGACACGGATACTCCACGTTCCCGCCCATATCGACAAGCTCGGCATTACCGTTGGCCTGCATCGCGCTGCCATACTGTGTGGGATTCAACCGGCTTACCGTACTGTTCCTGAACCGCGCTTCGGGCTTTGCAGGTCCGGGCAGCTTGTGCCCCATACCATCGGACGCCGGTCCGGTATTACTGGCAAGGTAGGTCCATTGCTCCTCGGTCGCCAAGCACGTGTTCCCACTGAAATCAGCTATATCACTATTATTAACCACCATACCATTGTAAACAGTACCAATAGTAATATTATCGTATATCTTAACGGTACCCGGATACTTAATTGTACCAGCGTCCTCCTTGGCATCTGACACCCATATGCCCTGTACCAGCGCCCCTTGCTCGCCACGTACAAATACGTTACCTCGTATGAGTATATTTGTAGGCTGCGGGTTCGCCACTGTACCCCAATTCTGTATAAAGTCCGGGTGTATCTGGTCCTCAGCGGGCCTATGGAAGTCAGACGCAACATTCCCACCGATCTCCATATTCACCGCGCCACCCCCGGCCATGGCATTGTCTTTAATGTGGATAAACACATTCTGCCGCAGTGTCATATGCGGACTGTCGAGCCAGCCCAGCGCGTCGCTCAGGCACTCGAACGTGTTCTGGACGATCAGACAGTTGTTGCTCACGCGTACCAGCAGCCCGCGTTGAATGTTATCGGGGTGGCCGTGGATATACCAGTGGCTGATGGTGATGTTGCTACAGTTAATCAACTGCATCGGCATGTCCTGTGACACGTCGCACGCCAAGCCGTCAAACGTCAGCCCGGTACTGTTCTTGATGTAGAACCGCTTGCTGAACACCGGCGGATACCGCTTGTCGAGCGGCTTGATCTGGACATTCGTAAACGTTACACCGTCCAGTATGAAATCATCCTTGAAGATTGTATACGGGACCACAATCGTGTCCCCACTACTAGCTCCTTTAATGGCCTTCACCAAACCCGCTGCTGTCAGGTCTGTCAGTGTCGTCATGCTCGGGCTCCGGCAATGCAGGGCGCTTGCTGTCATGCGCCCGTTTCAGTTGCTCATAGTAGTCCTTACGCAGTTCGGGTATGTACGGCTCAATGGGGGTGGATCGTCCCATGTCAGCCTCCCTATATGTCAGGCAAGCAGGTTGACTTCTTGGCTAGCTTTAAGGGTTCGGGGCTCAGCGCCGTATCCCTCTGCTCCAGCCATTCCTGATAGGTCTCAGCCCTTGGCATGATTGCCACATTAATGGTCATCGCATGGTTGACCGGCTGATCGCCGTACCCCGGCACGCGCGCCTTGAGCATCTCGGACAGCAACCGATCGCTGTACTCGATTTCGGTCCCGACCTTCTCGCCTTGGTACCAGACGGCCTTCTCGACCCCGTTCACCGCGCGCTGGTACGCCACGCTTTCGAGCATCGCCCACCCGGCCAATTGCGCCAGATGCAGCTTGGCGGCGGTCTCCTCGTGCGCGTCGGCCCATTGGCGTACATACAACGGAGTGGTCCCGCACTCGGCACACGCGCGTAGCATGTCACCGTGGTACTCGACCAAGGCTTTCTCCAGCATTTCGAGCATCGCGGGAGTGCGCGGGCAAGGCATGCAGGCGCTTGTAGGGGTAATGGGCAGCATAGTCAATACTGTATGTACGTTGGGGAGTGAGAGGTAATTCGTGTATGGACGTGCATGGCCCACGCACCGGCACCGGCCTGCCGAAAGAGGCCGTGGCGGAGTGGGACCATCCTTTCACAATAGGGAACTCCAGTTGCGAATGCGTCGCAATAGCATGTAGAAATCAGCACTTGACAACGAGAATAGCGTGTAAAATCAATGACTTAACCAAATAGGTTGGCATTTAACATAATGTACATTATCAGTCTGGATCGCGTAAGTCATTGAAAACAAACGATAATCTATTCTACTGGTAGTCGCTATTTTACTGCAAATACTAGGTATTACTATTAATGCATACTGGTAACTACAGTAATCAGGCCATTAATGCAGCTCGACTGTGATTACTGTAAATCCAAGTAATCATTACTAGTAACCAAGTAAATCAATACAGTATTACCGAACAGCTTTTCCTATTGACTATAAGCAGGATTTCTGAATACGCGCGCGTCATGTGCGCTCGCACGCGATTAGAGACATAATACTACGCTCATGTAATACTCATATTTACCGCTAAGTCTTTGATTTCACCCGCTATTATGTGAGTGAATGCTAACTATATATACTACCCCCTATGGCTGCTTGCTTGGATATATTACATACTACTACTACTACTATTATCCTATATATATATCAATCATTCAAAAAAGGGGGATAGTATAGCATGTGACAAATAATCGAGCAAAAAGCCAGCAACTTCAATGACTTATGTGCATACTATAGCACACACATATTACACACACGGCCAAATAGCGGAAAAGCCTGCAATATCAATTACTTGCAAGCCAATTCCGGCTATTCCCCAACCAGTTTGGTTATTTCCGGCACACACTTTTAACCGTTGACCATGTTTAAAATAATGATAAAACGCGCTTCTAGCATTTACTTCACTTATACTGTAATAGGAGCACGTATGCAAGTACCAGACAATATTGTACAAATAGTTCGCAGTGCAGTCATTTACGATCCAGACACAGGTAAGATTGTACTAAATGAACGTCCAGACAATGAGCGGTTTAACAATCGCTGGGCGGGTAAGCCTGCATTCAATACAGTACAAGCCAAAGGTAAATCACCATATGGCGTACTAAACGGCATTCGTTTGTACGCAAAGCAAGTAGCTTGGATATGTTACTTCGGCGAATACAGAAATGACTTGTATTACTTTAATGGTAACCCGCTCGATAACCGCCTTTTGAATATACGAGCTAGGGGATTCAAGCAAACAGGCGGATTTCCGGTTGTATTCATTAATGCACTTCGCGCGAACGGCTATGGTATAGACTCGCTCACGTTTGAAGTGACCCCATTGCCAGACAACAAAGCGGATATGTACCCAGATGACAGAGACGATTGGTGGTAATCTCAATTCGTCGCATTACCGTTGACACGCTGCAAAACGTACCAATCGGAAAAAGCGATTAATACGGTACTCAGTAATCTAACCAAATAGGGTAGAATGCGAAGAATGACCCTAGGTAGGCTAGGGTAGCTCTAATACCGTAAACACGCTGAGAAGGCTCCTACGGGCATTTTAGGGCATAACCGGGTTTGTTCTCGTTTCGCTAGGCTGCAACCTACCGGCAATCCACTATCAGGCTTGCCGGTAGGAAGCCCATAGAACGCTTCTCAGCGCCTGCCTGCAATCCTGCCATGCCCTGCCCTACCCGCTACAGGCGAGACGCTGAGAGAGGCGCTACGCTAGCAATCCGGCTTGCTGAAAAATCGTACTCGGTTCGTCGCAAACCCATATACAGGCATTAATAGCACGCCTAGAGAGAAGGGGTACCGGGAACAACCGGACGACAGGCACTGATCGCCACAACGCAGCCACTAGGTGGCTTACCGGGGAACCGGGCAGCTAGCACTTCAAGCTAGTAACTACCCCAAAGGCGAGACACGCTGAGTTAAGGGGCTAGTGGTCACTGACAGCAGGTGCCCCGATCAAAAAATCCTATATGCTTACTTCAAACCACGGTAGGACAAGCACTGTCATACTGGAGAATGAACATGTATTATACCGACCGCGAACCGGCTTTTGCCAAGGCGCAAGAGCTATCCGCTGAGAACCATAATACGTTTACCGTGTATAAAGTACACGGCGCACACTATGATGTTATTAATGGCATTGATTACGATCGTTGTGATCAGGCTGTTGCACAATACGTCAATGGCGCTCAGCGTTTCTAACTTCACATACTGGAAAATCACAATGTCTCGTAAAGACTTTAACCTAATCGCCGATACCATTTCCGTCACGCCTATCGCCGATAGGGACCGCGTGATTATCGCCCGCTACCTAGCAAGCGCATTGCGCGCTACCAATGACCGCTTTGATAAAGAGCGTTTCATCGCCGCCTGCACTAACTAATCATTCTGTCCTACCGTGATTTGAACTAAGCAAACTGGAGTAAACACAATGGACAACATTACCTACCAAACCCGCGAACAATGGATTAACGCGTTTATCACTGCCGCGCGTCCGGTATTCGCTGAGGCTGGCTACCCTATCCCCATGAACGTGCGGGCGGGTGTCGGCTTCCCGTCAACCGGCTGGCGTAGTAAGACAATCGGCGAATGTATCTTTCCGGAAGCGTCATCCGATAATCACTTCGAAATCTTCCTGAATCCTACCGTCAAGGGTGACAAGCATTTACCCGATGCGCGCTTGGCGGACGTTCTGACACATGAACTGATCCACGCGGCAGCCAATACCAAAGGGCATCGCAAGGCGTTTGAGACGCCCGCAAGGCTGCTTGGCTTGGACGGCCAACTGACTGCCACATACGGCGGCTCCGGCTGGCTGAATTGGGCTGGTCCTATCCTGCAAGAGCTTGGCCCGATGCCCTACGGCAACATCGTGCCAAGCGCGGCGCGTAAGACAGTGAAGACATGGGGTATCAAGCTTGATTGCCCCGACTGTGGCTGGCTTGCACGCGTGAGTGCAAAGCACATTAATGCACATGCCTACCTCACATGCCCAACGCCCGATTGCGGCGGCATCATGACCGCACACATGGACGACGAGACAGAGACAGACTGATAGCAGCCAGCTAGGGAAATATCCCGGCTGGCTACCAGTTGACATACCATTAACGGCGCTGCACATAGCGCCGTAGAACATAACCGCTCACATACTGGACACGACGAATGACACAGATTGAAACCGCGATTGACGCTATCAAGGCGCTGCACAACTACCGCCCGATTATGGCTGCTACGCCATGGTCCCCGTTGATGCTCGAAACCGGGCAGGACTTGGCACAAGCGTGCGGTGTGCAAAGTCATCGCGCCGCTGCACTGCGCCCGCACGAAATCCGCGCACTGTTCTCCGCCGCCTGCCAGTCCGATGACACCGCCCGCGCACTGGCTGCAAAGCAAGGCTGGCTACAGGCGACGCCCGCGCCCACTGGTGGCAAGCAAGGGCTATCCGCCGAGGACGTGAAGGCGCTGCTAGACAAGGCGCGTGACACCGCGAGCGAGGAAGCCGGAGCCATCGCGGATACCGCGATGCTAACTGTACATACGTTGCTGGCTGGCGTGCCGGGGATCGTCGCCGACGAACTGGCCAAGCTTGCCCCGCGCAGTGTCGAGATTAAGACACCCAAGGGCAAAACGGTAAAGATCGAACGCGCGCACGCCATGTTTGAACGCGTGCTGCGCTACTGTAATCGTCGCGTGTGGCCGTACCTTGTCGGCCCTGCCGGGTCTGGTAAGACAACGCTGGCTGAGAACGTGGCGACTGCGCTTGGCTTACCGTTCTACATGGCTGCCAAGGTCCAGTCTGAATTTGCCCTGCTTGGTTTCATGTCCCCGCGCCTTGACGGTCCGCCGGTTGCTACCCGCACACCCTTCCGTGAGGCATATGAGCACGGCGGTGTGTTCTTGTTCGACGAGATGGACGCGAGTGCTGCCGCTGCCCTGACCGCCTTTAACGCTGCTTTGGCCAATGGCCATTGCCCGTTCCCCGATGGTCTGATCAAGCGTCATCCTGACTTCATCGCCATAGGTGCGGGAAATACCATGGGGAACGGTCGCAATCGCGAGTATGTAGGCCGTACACAAATCGACGCTGCTACGCTCGATCGTTTCGCCTTCCTGAATATCGAGTACGACCTTGCGCTTGAACGCGCACTGACACCTAATCAGAACTGGTGTCGTTACGTGCAAGCGATGCGCGTTGAAGTGGAAGCGCGCAACATTCGCCATATCGTATCGCCGCGTGCTTCTATTAATGGTAGCGCCATGATAGCCGAAGGCGAGACATGGCAGGAAGTGGCCAACGCCATTGTATTCAAAGGGCTTGACGCAGAGACGGTACAGCGCCTAAATGCTGCCGTACCGATGGCAAGCTTCGAAAGCGAGTAAGACACATGCATTACAAGAAGCATTTTGATAGCCTTGAAGCGTTGCAGCGGTACGTTGCTGCAACGCCGAGGGTATGGACCGCCTGTTCGTCTATGGCGGACGATAGGGATGACGATTGGGATTTGGGCGTAGGGTATGAAGGTGCATTAAAGCTTGCGCGCGATGGCTGGAAGGAAGGCGCGCAGGACTTCGCGACCGGACTAGAGCACCTAGCGCCGTTTGAACCTACTCCAGACTGGCGCTATGACGTGGCCGGGTACTTTCCCGACGTGGCACGCTTCTGCGCGGGGATGCCCGATTGCATGGTAAGCCCCTACACGCCGGACGAGGGAAGCCAGCCCATTGTTACGCTCGTCGTGGCTATCTCGTCGCCGTGGAACAACCGTGCGCCATGCATGGCCAATTACGGTATGGCCGTGGTTCGCTACATTGACGAATTGGAAGCCAGCGGCAAGCGCGTAGAGCTAATCGCGGTAAACAACGTGGTACTTACCAATAGGGCCGCAACACGCGTTACCAATTCGTTTGTCGTCAAGCGCGCAGATGACATA